CAATTACTTCTCCTGGGTAGTAGACACTATTAGTAGCAACTACAGATGTTACCAATGGAGCTGTAGCTGGTGCTACATATCCACACTGTGTACTATTAGTTGCAATAACTTGTTGATAGCTACCACCACTTCCATTAGCATAATTACCATATCTTGTATACTGATTGGCACCAGTACCGCAAAACTCACTTAATAATGTACCTGCAGCAGGATAGGTAACAGGAGTAGTACTAGTATCATTCACGGTAGTTTCATTAACATAACCGATCATAGTTGCATAGCCGGAATCTGAATAAAAGAATACCCAAAGTGTTTCTTGACCTTCTGTAAACTGGTCGTTTTTTAGTGTTATAGTAAAACTGCCTGCATTATTGTTAATTGTATAAGAGCCTTGGTTAATATTACTTGTAAAATCGCTAGATGTAGTGGTTCCTTGATTTTTCCAATATAGTGTTGTTCCATTTGCAACATTAGTTGTAGTAGTATTAAATGTAACTGTAGTACCTTCATTAGTTATAGCTACATTTCGACTAAAGGAGTATGTTGAGGCTGCAGGCGTTACTGTCCAGGAACCTTGGCGGAGATTATTTGTAGCATCAAACTTTAAATACAATATTTGAGTTCCTACGGCTTCTCCAGGCCCTGCATTTGAATTTACATAACTACCGTTTGCATCTAATGTTACACTTCCTGCATAGGTTTGACTATTTAAACTAAATCGCACAATAGTATTAGGCACACCTCCAGTAATTGAGACTGTTACTGGATTAGGGAACTGTATGCTTGAAGGCGTAATAGTTAAAACTTCATTAACGTTATTACTAGTATCATTAATACTTACTGTACCACTATACTCTGCTAATAAAGTAGTAAAACTAGAATTATTATACAAAGCCAGTTTGGCTGTCTCAGGCCCCTCATACGCTCCTGCATCAGACTTAACTACACGTGTTACTGTTGCAGTATTATTATTAATAGTTACTGAGCCGCTAGACAAATTATCGTTATAGTCTGAACTTGTATTAGTACCTAGACTCTTCCAATACAGCACTGTGCCGTTAATAACGTTAGTAGTATTAATTGTCCAAATAAGTGTACCACCTTCACTTACGGTAGTAGTATTGGCAGTAATACTATAAGTAGCCGCTGGTGGATCTTGTATAAAGAATCCTTGTATATTATTAATTGTTCCAGTATATCCGCCTTCGGGTATTAGATAAACTTGTCCATACTCAGCAGGCTCTGTTACACCATCATTATTAATTGTAAATTCTAAAGCAAGCTGTAAGTTACTAGTTTTAAGTCCAGCTGTTGGAAAACTAAACGTACCTCTATCGCTTTTAGTGATATTAGTATAGGTAGGTCCACCACTAATATTAGTTTCTGGATCAAAGTATCTCATACTAGAAATATCTGCTAAACTCATCGGACCATAAGGGGAGCCTAAGTCTGCACCTTCAAATTTCCAAAATATTGGATGACCATAATCTAAACTAGAAATAAATGTAATCCGTACAATTTGCCCTTCTGTAGTAAATTGATTACTAACACTCATGGTATACTGTTCAGCAGGTCTAGAGGTATCATTAATATATATTGTGCCAGGATAATCGTGTACTTTTGTACCTAGAGGGTAGTCTATTGATATTGTAAAATTTTCAGTACCTTCTAATAATACATCTGCTGTAGGCGTCATTCTAAAAACTGCTGCGAGATTACTATCTAAGACAACTCCGTTATAGCTGCCACTAGTATACCAAGGGCTTAAGTTAAGATCCGAAAGTCCTGCAGTACCCACATTAATTTTTGGATATACCCTAGTTCCTACTGGAAGATTTGTAGCTGCTACAACCCATACATACTCTGTTCCTTCATTTAAATACACGGCTCCACTAGTTTGTGAACTAGGGTTATATATAACAAATGTTGGTTGCGGAGTAAGTGAATTATCTATAATATCAAAATCTAGAAAAGTTGATGTTATATTTGATAATACGACTCGGGCGCGCTGAGTACCTTCAGTTAATAAATCTTTCTTTAATACTATTGCTGCACTAGCTATTCCATTAAAACCACTATCTGCTTCTGCATTTGCTACGGGACGTGCTGATATTGTAAAATTACCGCTAGTTTGATTATCAAAATCAGCGGATGTAGCTGTTCCAATATACGAAAGATTCCAAGGAATTAATGTGTTTGCAGCAATATTTTTAGTTTTTAGTTGAAAGGTTACTGCGGTAGGATTTCCACCAGTAGTTTCATTAAATCCTGGTATGCCTCCTGTACTAGTATCTGGCGTTGTTATAAATGACAGACTATAGGCTATATCTTCTGTTAAAGAAATAGAAGCACTAGATAGTCCGTTGTCTAAAGCTAGTGTTAGTGTTTCGGTACCTTCAGTTATATAATCTTCTTTTATAACTAGTCTAATAGTACCTACATTATTAACTATAGTAAAATAACCATTTATAGCACCTGTACTTACATATTGACCATTACGATATACAAAAGCTATATCACTGGCATTAGCATTGCCTAAGATAGTGTAAGGAACTTGGGTTCCTGTATCTATTCGAGCAGTAGTTAAGGTAAAAGTTACTGAATTATAACTAGTATCACTGTTGGCTTCTGGTACTGTTGTCCTGCTTACAGTAACTGTATAAGTAGAAGGAAAGGCACTAGCAGTATAACCTCGATCAAGTGGGGCAGAATCTACAGCTAAAACTTTCATTTCGTATTGCTTATTAACGAATCCGCTATAGCCGTCTGTGCCATAATTCCACCAAGTTCCAGAAGCTACTCCTGAAAGAGTGTTTCCTAGTCCTAAGGATTGTGTAGCTTGTTTAGTTACTAGAACGGTCCTAGTTCGTATTGTACTAGTATTTCCAGTGTCTGTTCCACTATCTACGCGTTGTACCATTGTTCTGTGAATATCAAAGCCACCGTAATTAATTCCATCATATGAAGATACGGCTTCCCTATAATAATATTGAGATGTTGAAGGTATTACAAAAGCAGCGTTACTGGGCGGAGAAGGAGTATTTATAGTAAATGATCTAATATCTCGACCGTTATAATCAGGTCCTGTTGTATATGGAGGAGGTGGAATTGTCCAATCTTGAAATGAATAGCTTTTTAGCTGAACATGTAGCTTTGCTGAGTCATACATGCATTTAGCAGTGCTATCAAATATTTGCATGCCGTAACCAGTACTAAGTATACTATTACCTATCTCTTTGTTTGAATAAAAGTAAACTTTTGGTACAGCTGCCTGTAGTTGTGCATTCGTAGCCGTTGCACCCCAACGATCGGGAACTATTGCAAATATTGAAACATAATTTTCACCTGTTCCTGGATAAGGTACAGTATCTGTTTTAGGATTAGACAATAAATGTATGGGGCCTGCTCCAGCAGTACTACTAGTCTGTGCTAAGCCAGCGTCTTGAGTAAAATACCAGATACCATTGTCGTTGCTGCGCGGAAGGGTATAAGCATAAAAACAATCGCTAGTATTTGGAGCTATATATCGTAGTTCATAAACTTTCCAAGTATCTCCTGTATATGTAGGATTATCTACGTAACTACTTGGTTGAATAGATACATTATTACCGGGATTAAAAGTACTGAAGTCAAAAAAGTTTAAAGTTTGGTCTATATTTTTATAGTTTTGTCCAAAAAAATTAGAAGTACCAGAAATTTGTCCAACAATATACCAAGGTTTAACATTAGAGTCGTCAACAACTAATTCACCATTGTTATTTTTAAATTTGAATCCGTAGCTCATGCTGCCATTACCATTAAAATTGTTCCGCGTCTAAGAGATGTTGAAACAGTAGGGTTGATTTCATTATACTTTATTTGAGGATAACCACTGGTACCACCATATATGGCTTCGTACCAATGATCGCCTCCCGACAAAGTAATTACTTTTAGCGATAAGCCTTGTAGATTTGCTTTTCCACTTGCACCATTATAAGTAACATACCTATCAACAGAACTACCTGTTACAAACAGTGTTAAAAATTCAACAAAAACTCCAGACTCACTACTTGAATCATAGTAAGTATTACCTAGCGAATCATTTATTTGCATACCATAAGACATAATTAATCCTTAGAGCAAGTAGCCAATAACAACACGTCTTACAGCAGTGCCGCTACCATTATCTGCCCATACTTCAATTTTATTGTCGTATAAACGAATTCTGTTATTAGAAGTTGTTTGTCCAATACTTAAACGGTCAGCACTAATAGATCCGGTAACTATTTGACCGCCACTAATTTTAGTAGTATTTGTATTAATATCGCTAGCAGCATTACCTACTTGTAAATATCCCGATAAATTTAAACGAGCAGCATTAATAGTTCCGGTAGTAATTCTAGCCCCATCAATTTGTGTAGTCCCGCCTGTACCTAAATTAGTGGCTGTTAGTACACCCGTTAAATCTAGTCGATTGGCAGCAATAGTGCCTGTAGTAATTTTTCCGCCATCAATAACTGTAGTATTTGCTATCAAACTATTAGCAAAAGTAGAAGTATTAGCAGTTGTAGTATCTAGTTTACTAGAAACACTTGCGGCAGTTGCTAGTGGGGTTGATCCACTGGCATAATTACTAAACGTAACTATGCCATCAAAAGTAATACTAGTACTATTTGCACTTACAGTTGCGTTGCCTGTTGCTGCTCCATAAGTAGGCTCTATAACTACAAATCTACAAACCCAGCCTTTTAGACTAGTATTAGTAGTGCTGGCACTAATTGGCGTATATCCCCAACCAGCAGTTAATGTAGCAAACTGCCCTGTAGTAAAATTGTAATTTGTTGCTGTAGGCGTGCCAGGGTCTGTAGCAACCGCTGTTTGATAGTACAAATAACCATTAGCAGTTCTTGGGCCGCGTACTCCATCAGAGATTAGTGGAATAGTGGTAGAAGAAGTAATAGATTTTGCAGCGCCTGATAAGTCTAATCCAGACACTACACAACTATAAGTATGTGTTGTTGAACCATCCGCGTAGTCACTTGCTGGCACAGTATAGCTAAAACTAGTAGCAGCACTAATATTTACATTGTCTTTTTTCCATTGAAAAGTTGGTTGAGGCGAACTTTTAAAGTTAGAGTAACCAGTTTCAATTATAATACCACTAGACGGGTATATTGTTCCATCTATGTCTTTTCTAAAAGTAGAACCGTAGTTACTAATGTAAAATGTTGGTGGTGAAACTGCCTCACTAACTACTGTCGGTGTGGCTGTTAATTGATTCGAGACAGTATAGTTATCTGGCTCAATTTCAGAAATAAGTGCGTATTTAACATAATAAGGAGTTCCGGCAGTTAATCCAGGAATAGTTAATGTTAGTCCTGTACCATCATAGTACGGAGTTACGCCAGTAGTAGAAAATCCGGTGGTAGTTGAATACCATACTTTTATTCCAATTAAGTCGTCTCTGGGCGTAATACCGTCTGTATCCAAAGGAGTATCAACTTTAAGTATAACGGAAGTTGGCCCTGCAGTTAAAGTAGCGCTCATTTATTAATTCCTAAAATATAAACTGCCGTATTCCTACGGCAGTTTGTTATGGTGCAATTTTTGTTAATAATACTGTTAACAAACTACTAGTAGAGCTATAGTTACCTGCATTATCTACTACTCTACAAGCTACTCGATATTGCGTTCCTGGTGCATCAGATAGTCTAGGAGTTGGGAACTCTTTTAAATCTATACTTGTTGTACCAGTAAAAGTAACTTTCTTAATATCAGTGCTTGTGTTATCCCAAAAATCACCTGTACCGGGATCTTTAAACACTCTTACTTCAAAGTACTTAAAGTCATTTGGCTTTGTAGCTATATACGGGGCAATATTTAAAAACCTAGTAGAGCGCTTAGCGGTCATACTGGTAATTCCTGAAGTATTAGTAGACCTGCCGTTTGCTACTACAAATAAAGGGTCTGACCATGGTCCAGTTAAGGTACCGTCAGCGTTAGTATACCTAACTCTAACTTTATAACTCTTTCCTGTAATTAAGTTTTTTACAATTACAGAGCCAGATTCTTTATTAACTATATAAGAATCAGTAGAAGTATTATCATTAAATTCAGCCGTTGATAAAACAATCTGTAATTCAACCTTTGTAGCATATTGCGATAATTTACTTGGATTTGCAAAACTAACCAATAAAGTATTTTGGTAGTTACCTTTAGTTATTTGCTCATTAATAGTATTATCGCTAGTCATGCCAACAATAATTGGTGGATATAAAATAGGATTAGTTCCGGCTTTTACACTATTACCATCAATATTAGCATCGTAAACTAAGTTAGTAAAGTTTTCCAAGTATATTTCTGGAGAATAGTCCACTAGCGTTAGCCTTGCGGAAGTATTTCCAGTTGGTTCTACAGATATTACTATTAGGTCTTGAGTTTCTTTTCCAAGCTCTCCTAGCATAAACAAATTATCAGGCAGTACACCATCGCTTGATACAGAAGATGCTAATGTAATAGTATCTGTGTACCCTGTAGTAGTTATAGGTGCGAGACTTTTTAGTATTGAGTTATTTGATAATGCGTTTGTACGAATTCTAATTGCATAAGTAGTAGGACCACCATCAGCAGGTTTCTTTAATAGTATGCTTTCTGATAGTTTGAGTGTTAGTCCACCGCCACTAATAGACACAATACGTCCGGTTCCTGTGCCCCATAATGGAACATCATGAGCAACTTTAACCCAGTCGCCTCTAGTACACACTAAGTACTCAAAGTCTGTGTTAAAAGTATAAGTTTCTGGTCGCAACTTTAGCTGTGCATAATGCCACTTACCAAAATATTCAGCCTGAGCTTTATTAGTAACGCCAGGTAATACTAGCTCTTCAAATATTGTAGCATTTGCAGCCAACATACCTTCTTTGTATACAATAATTTCATCTGGTTGATAGGCTTTATCCTCATTTGGGAAAGATATGCGAAAACCATCAGGAATTTTTGGTAATATTTTTGTAGCTTCAAATCCCCAGCTATTGTGCGGAGTAAAGTGCTGTATTGGATAGCTGCGGGGTTTATCTATTACCACAGACCACTTACCATCAACAAAACTAGGGCTGGCTTTACCGGCTGCCGCTATGTCTCGTAGTACATCCATTACACTTTGTGTATTAGTTATTACCGCATTATAACTTAACTTTTTTGACACACAAAAAGCATGCCATGTTTGAAACTGTGCTAGATCAATTGAAGAAGCTGCATTTGCTACTTCTACTCGATATGCGTTAGCTGGATGACTTAATACATATAAAAACAAACTAGCAGGATTATTAGTTGCTCTTAAGGTCCAGTGTGTACCGTCCCAGTCATAAGCAATTGTTTGTAGTAATGCATTTACACCTTCAATAGTACCATTTGCTTTGCTGCTACTTTGTAATCGAATAGCGCTTTTTGCAATTCTACAACCAGGTGGATCAATAGCAGGTTGAGTATTACTGAACGCAGTAACACTAAATAATACTACTTTAAAGTAATTTCTTAATTCATCACTAGGTTCTGGGTTACTATCATTAACTCTGCGCACTCTAACTTCGTATTGTGCTGGGGCTAGGTTCTTGAATGAATATACAAAATTAAATGCGTTTTTTTCTTTACTATAGAAACTATTTGTTCCAAATGTAAGTATAGTGCTATTAGAAGATGCTGAGTTTAAAAATCCGTCACTATTATAAGTAATTTTTACAGCTACGGCTTTCTTACCGGTCCTATTTGTTGCAAGTATACGAATTGTATGAGCGCCTGCTTCAAGTTGTATAACTTTAGAGGATACGTCATTATATCCTGGAAAAGGCATTGATATAATAGGATTACCGTCAATTATAACGTCACCCAAGTCATCAACACAAGCTTCTACTTTATAATAGCCATCTGTTGCAGTAGTAAAACTAAATGTTTTATCGAACGTCTCTCCAGTGTTTCCAGCATTCCAGACTCCGTCAGTTTGTAAAAGTTGGTTCCATCCGCTATAGGAGCTAGTAGCGGCAAACGTACCTGCTTGTCCTAATGTTGTAAAAATAGTATTGTCTATACCGGTATTAACTGTTTGCGCACTAGTATAATAACCAGTGCTAATCATTATTTTTACAGCTCCTGTACTACTTGTACTAGTTGGAGCATCGTAATACGGGGCAGTTTCATTTGTATAACTAAAATTAAATCCAGTATAGTTTGATGAGTTGCCACGAAGATCATCGTGTGTAACGTATCCAGTAGTACCATACACACATACATTATATAGCTTAATAAAACTAGAGGGTACTTCTGGTAGGCGAGTATAGCTATCTCCAAAGCCCAGTAACTGACTATAAGTAGAAGACTTGTAATCGTTCACTAATTCTGTGCTTGGCTCGCCAAGTTGAGTGTTTGTGGCTGCACCAGCAAAAGTGTGTACTAACCCACCAGCACCTACTGCAATTGTATACCAGCGATATAAATTTACAACACTGCCTAAAAAACTATTGTCTCCACCAGCAATTGTAGTACTGGTATATGTTGCTGCAGGTAGTGTGTCTGTGTACGCACTTGTAGTTGTAGTATCAGTACTACCATTCATAAAGTTAGGTACAGGATTCCATAAACCTCCAACTTTACGATACTGTAACTCTATTTGTGCAACTGCTTCCTGTACTTCACCAGCCTTACTGCCTTTAGCAATAATTTGACGCATACCTTCTGGAAAGGTAAAAGCAACATCTATTTTAGTAACATCAGTGGTATTGAAAGTAACAGTTTTCCAAGGATTGGGAGGTACTAACGCCGGTACAGTAATTGTATCATATACAAGTTCTAGGTTAGTTATGTCTTGCTCTACATCTTTTGAATATAATTTGTTAAAAGATGTAGGATTATCTGTAGAATATCCTGGTAAATGTACAGGAAATGGCATGTCTTGTACAAAACCTGTATAATAATCTTTAATTGGGGTAGCACCTACCTGTTCATCACTAATTTGCAGAGGACCATAGCCCCATACTAGTAATAAATTTAATAACGTAGTACTAGGTTGACTTTCGATGTATGGAGTTGCACCTAGCAGTCCTGCCATGCGAATTTTTCCCAGTACAACAGGGATTGCGCCAAAGCGATTGGCTTGATTACTGCTACCGTTAAATAAATTTAATTGTGTACCTGTGCCGGGATTGTTTTGTGTAGCAGGGCGAATTGGAAAAATAGCATTTGTTAAAGCTGCTCCTGCTAAATTTGTGGCAACTACCGCTGTAGCAAACTTAAATTTTGTAGCAGTATCTGCAGCTGCTAAAGCTTCTAAACTGGTAACGTCGGCAAAGGCATAACCAGTTTGTATAGCTACAATTGCTACAACAACCATTAAAACCATACGTGCAGCATCTTTACCAGGAACAGCACGATATGCTAAACTTTGGCCTTGTTGTAATACTGTGGTTTCCCAGTCTTCTTTTTTAACAGGTACACCGTCTATTAAGATTACAATTTTTGAAAACAATCGCTCGCTTACTTTATATTTCTCTTTTATAAACTCAGCAAACTGTTGAACTGTAGTTCCTGCAACTGTCCAATCGCGATGAACTACAGTTCGTAAAGGGTTAGGCATAGATACGCTAGGTATCATTTGCTTTTTAGAATACTTATAAAAACCAGCAATACGCTTGTCCCATTGCTGACTTGATAGTGACTCAACTACACTATCTTTCCCATCACGGGAATGTAAAAAGTTATTATCACCAAGGCATATACCAATATGAGTTGGTTCGCCATAGATATTAAAAAGAACTAAGTCGCCAGCTTCTGGCACATCTACCTTAGTCCAGCTTTCTTTGTGTTGGCTAATTAGTTCTTTTATATTTTCGCTTGTGTCGCCATTGTATTCTGTAGAATAGCTTGGTAAGTCAATATTTAATTCTTGGGAATAGTATAGTCGAGCTAATCCCCAGCAATCAATACCAGTAGTATCTCTGCCATTATCTTTATAAGGTAACCCAATGTATTTATCTAGCATCATTAAAATAGCCCCGGGAAATAATTAGGCGTAAAGTTAAACGCGGGAAATGGCTCTGACTCATAGCTAATCATGTTTAACACAAAACTAATAGATTCTGCGCTATAAGTAGCACTGGTAATATAGAAAGCAGGAAAACTTGCTTCTACAGTACCAGGAGAGTTTGCTAAAACTAATTCTAAAAGAATCTTTGTAGGCTTTGTTAACTGTGTTCTTATTAACTCTACAGCTTCTCTGGTTACATAATTTAGTGTGATGGAGCAACTAGGTGCTCCAGTATCTGTTTCTGTAGGTAAAGATATTGCCATTGGTAGGAATGTATAGTCATTACCTCGACTAGTCACGCCATAGTAAACTTCATCTGCAGTCTCTGAAATACGCTTAGTATAATTATCAGATAATCTTACTATGGGTAGATTAGTCGCGGGGTCGTATATTGTTAAAAGCATAATAATGCTTTCCTCTGTTTCAGAAGAATACATTGCTTTAACAGCTGACGCGGATAAACTACTTAATCTACTCATGACGGTAATACTTCAAATGTAAAACTAGTTTCCCAATAACCAGGGGCTAGGTATTTTAACTGGAATAGCTCTGAATCACCGCTTGGGACTAGTCGAGCCTCTATGATAGCTTGCGTGCGTGGATGTGTGAACCCAAATCTTGCTACGCCTTTAATATCATTTTTAATCCATGTTTCCAAGGTACTTACTTGTGCAGTAGTAAGTATAAAGCTTAAACTCATAGTATTGGGGGCATTACTACGTCTACGCATCTTTGCAGGACCTGAGTCCATCTGAGAGCGAATAATATTCACCCCGACAGACTCAGTAAATCCTTTTTGGGGAACTTGTGGAAAATTCCCTGTTGTGGGCCATAGGTAAGTATACGCCATATTTATCTCCGTCCAATTACTGGTCTAGTTCCATATGTTGAGGAAAGCGTCTGTTGCAAAGAACTTCCCGAACGAGACATTTCACCAGCAACCATGTCACCAATAACAACCTCAATCTTACGATTTCCGCGACTATCAGTGGTTTCCTTAGTAGTAGCTTTTTCGTTTCCGTAATTGTTAACAACTACATCTACATTAGAGCCTCCACCTCCTGCGCGAACTCCAAGATTACCATTACTATCACGCTTTAGGGGCATAATAGCTTCTGGCCCTGCTTCGCCCATCATTCCAGTACCTTTAGCAAACTTAAACAAAGTAGGTTGGCTTACAATTGAGTTTGTAAACATTCCACCTTTAGCAAACATTTCTAATCCTGCATCATAGGCTCCACCCTTTGCTTTGCTTGGTCCCACAGGTCCATAGTCAAAGCTACCAGGGGCTGGTCCAAATGCTGAGGCAATTATTGGTCTAAATAGTTTATATAAAGTTTCAGACTGCATCTGCATTTCAACTTTAAGCAATCCTGCTAACATACTATTAATTAAATTCTTAAAACTAAATTCTCCTGTTTTGGCGAATTCAACCATAGCATCTGCCATGCTATCAAAGCTTTGTTTAAATACATTTTCGTATTGAGTTTGTTTATCGGCTAAGCTTGCAGTAATCTCTGCTGTTTTTAATTTTGCTTGAAAATCTCTTTGAGCGGCTTGAGTATCTAATTCGGCTCTAGACTGTATCATTCTATACTGTCCACGCATTTCATCAGACTCTTCGTCCTTGTTCGCTAAAACCTTTTTAGAATACTCTAATTGTGCTAAAAAGCGCGTTTTTTCAATTTCTTTTAATTTTTGAACTAAGTCTAACTGTGCTTGTTGATTAGTTAATGTTTGAAGTTGTTGAGCTGCTTGTTGCTGTGTTACTGCACCTCGTGAAGCTAAAAGATTTAGCTCTTCTTTTGCTGAATCGATGCTGGCAACACTAACATCATAAGTTGCTTTAGCAAACATGAATTTTTCTTCTTCAGCGCGTACTCGTTCTGCATCAAATACAGCACTTTGAGCTAACATTGCAGTATATTCTGCAGTTCCTATTGTGGTAGCTCCAGTTACTGCTCCGAGTGCTTGTGCTGTGCCCTGAGTTTGTCCAATTTTATTAAAAGCACTGTCTGTTACACTTCCAGGTACACCAAAGCGTCCAGCAATACCTGTTTGAACATTTTGTTGAGCAGTAGGTAATACTTCCAACATACGACGACGTTCTTCAATATACTTTTTAGCTTCTAATTCTATTTCAGCTATTTTAACTTGGTCTCCCATAGTTCCTGCTTGAGTTTTAGCGTAAGCTAAGTCTGCTTCTTTTTTGGCGATTTCTGCAGTCAAAGTTTCTTTAGCATTTGCAAAAGATATTTCTGCAAGACTATTTGCTTGTTTAAGGTTTACAAGTTTGTCTTTTTCTTCTGCTGCCAAGTTTGCCAAAGATGCTGACTGTTTATTTTGTAGAAGTCGTTGTATAGCAGGATTTTGTTTATCTTCTGCTGTTATTCCTTTGATGTTAGATGTTTCTAATACTCTTTGGATACGGGTTTTAGAATCTAAATCTTTTTGAGCCGCAGCCATTGCGTCATCTCGTGCACCTGGAGTTCTATATGCTCCTGCCGATACACCTGCTAAAGTTTCTTGAGCGTTTCTAACATCAATAGAGGCTTTTAAAGCATCTATTGAATTAACTATATTTATCTGCGATTTTAACAGCTCTTTTTCTACTTGTATGCCTGCTTTTTCTAATCTGCTTGATTCTACAATAGACTCTACAGTTTTTACAGGTAAGGATGCTATTATTTGCTGTTGAGTGTTGATTCTTAGTTGTTTTTCTTTTAACTTAAATTCTGCTAAAACTTTATCTAAAGCCTCTGTACTTGCGGCGGCTAAAGCTTGAGCTGCTTGTTTTCCTAGTGCGGCTATTTCATTATTGGTTCTACCAATAACTTCTTTATATTTTTTAATAGAATCATTGAGCTGGGACTCATCAGCTTTTAATTTTATACCGTCCGTAAAGAATTGGTTTGTACTTTTTAATTTTTCTTTAACCTTATCTAAAGCATCTTCAGTGGCTTTTAAGCCTGCTTGCGCAGCACCCTGTTCTTGCCTTATTTTTTGAAACGCAGGTGCTAAGTCACTTATAGTATTTACGGCTGAATTTGGTAAAAATTGTAGGTTAGCTGTACCGTTTAAAACTTTCTCAAACTCTGCAGCACTTCCTAAAGCGTTGTCAAAAGCATCTTTTAATGCAAATAACCCTTTAACACTAGTATTTAAAAATGCTTGCATTGGGCTTTGCCCGTACACAGCATTAGAAAAAGTTAAGAAAGCTTCGCTTGTAGCTTTTGCTGTTTCTGTTACGTTTTGTGTAACCGATTGACCAGCTTTAAGTAACTTATCTGTTTCAGCTAAAATCTTGCTGATTTCTCTGGCTTTTTCAACTACTTTTTCAGTAGGTACTAGATCAAGACCTTTTTCAATATCTAAAGTACCCAGGCTACTTATTAGTTTTTTCTCTAAGTTATCTCTAATTTCGCCAGCTGGTGCTGTTGCAATTGCTGCATTAATACTGCTGGTAAATCCTTTAGTAAATTGTGTGCGAATATCTCCGCCCCAAATAGTTTTCCAACCGTCTATAAATTTGTCAAAACCACTAGCAGCTACATCAGCCTTTAATAAATTAGTAGTCGCTGTATTTATATCGTCAGCTAAGTTGCCGAAAGCATTTGCTTTTGCATTTAAACTTTGAACAGTAAGGGTATCCCCATATTTTTTTGCAACATCTATAGCAGTTTTAGTAGACTCAGATAAACTATCTATACTAGATTTAAGAGTATCCGTTTCTTTTCCGTTTTTAGAAAAGGCAAAGTTTAAAATTCCGAAAACTGCTACAGCAATTTCTAAATATACTAAAGCTCCGCTAAGGGATCTACCGAGTATGTTTGCTGCTGTTCCAACTGACAAAAGCGCACCAGTTGTAACAGTTTTAAACTTATCAATTCTGTTTAAGTCTTTATTTGCCATAGTTTCTTTGTAGAAACCACCAAAACCAGCAGCCAAGCCTTGAGTAGAAACACGTTCTCCAACACCCGCTAGTAAACTTAATTTAGTTGCTTTTGCACGCTCTTGTGCTACAATTTTCTCTCGCTGCCATTCTTCGCTTAGATAACGAGATCTTTTATCTGCTTGGTTTTGAACCGCATCATTAGCTTGTAGAATATCTTTTGACGTTGCAACCATTTGTAACTGAATAGCTTGTATGCCTCGTAAACCTTCTACATGCTTTTGAGTACTAGCATTAGTACTGTCTTGTTTTTTAGTAATTTCGCCTTGTAAAGAAGCTAACTGTCGAGTAGTTAACAATTCTCCTGAAGCAATAGCTTTTGATAAAGCGCTGTTGCTTTTTAGTTCATTTTGTTCTTTTAAAAATGACTTACTTTTTTCAGCATAAATCTGTCTTTGAGTATCTAAGGCTGATTCTAATTGAGGTAAACGTACTCGTGCTTGTGCACGCTGAACAAAAGCTTCTCCAAAACTAGTATTAATTTCTTGGGCTCTTTTTGCGGCGTCATCTGCTGCAGACTTTAAACCTACCCTCCAACTTGCTAGTGCCGGTAATGCTTGTTGGGTAATTTTTATTGCTGCTGCTGCAATAGCAATACCAATTAAAGCCGTATTATCCGCTAAAAGTTTAGCAATAGGTGCAACAACTGTATTGACTACGCTAAGTATTTGTGTAGCAACATTTTTTAAACTAGCCAATAGTTTATCATACGGATTTGCGGTGGCAGCAATTTCTCCAAATTTTTGACGGCCTTCTAGTAAAACTGCGTTTGCAAAAGCTTGACGCTTTTCAAAGTCAGTTAAGCTATCTACGGACTTTCCTACGCTTTTAGCGTAATCTTCGGCGGCCTTGCCTACTTTTGTAAACAGTCCCAGTTCATCTAATAATTCAGGCTCAAGCTTACTAATACCACGGGTCAAACGACTAACTGCGTCTGACATATTTACACCAAGGGCTTGGCTAGCACCTTTAGCAACAACCCCTAATTCTAATAGTTGTTTTTTACTCATTCCGGCTGCTGTTGATTTGGCTGTCGCTTCCATAGCTTCACGTAAACTAATAGAGCCGTCACTAGCTGCTGCAAACTGTTTTGCTAAACCACCTAAAGCAACACCGCTAGCTGCCCCTAATTGGTCTAACCCTTTAATCATGTTAGTAGTATCCATAGCATCACTTAATGCACGGAAAGCAGCACTTACTGCAAATAAATTAGCAGCATATGTAGCATATAAACGAACTAATCCATCAAGCCCGCGAGCTTGGTTAGCAAAGTCACGACCAGAAGCACCAGTAGCGCCGGCACTACCCCTGGCAACATCATACGCGTCGCCACCCATCATTGCGTTTTTCCAGCCACCTTTACTACTATTTTTAGCTTTATCGGTTGCTTTTATAATAGAATCTAGTGAACCCCTAAAGGCGTCTGCGTCTTTTTTACCTGCTTTAAGAGTGCTACCTACGTCTTGTAGACTAAACTCTAATACATATCTTTGATTGGCCATATACACTCCTGTCGGGTATTATCAAAATTTTTTGATAATTTAACTAGAGACCATTATACCATGTGACCTCACTTTTGTCAAACCAAAAAATTTTTAACGCAAAAAAGCCCGCTAATTTTTAACTAGCGGGCTTTTCCATCTTTTTCTTATTATTGATTTCATCTGAACGTACGTTATCAATTATACGTATTAGCATAACTATAAACTTCTGTTCAGAAGGATCAATCTCTGTTGCTTCTAAAATGTCTTTTATACCTATTAAGGATTTTCCTAAATAGTTACCACTCATGGTATCCCACTCGTCTCTTAACATTCTATAAGCATTAAATGCTTGTTGTACTTCTAGCGGGAAGTCTTCAAACTCTATTGGAACCTCTGACTCTATAGGCTCATTTCCGAGCATCTCGCACATTTCAAAATATGCGTCTTTGGTCATGCTAACCGATATATTTTGAAGATAGTTGACCAACTGCTCGTTTACTTGCTGGAGTTGGTCGTTGAAAAGTTTCCCAAGTCTGTAACTTGTTCACTAATAAAACCGTCAAAGTTACTGGAATTCTTCATTAAGTATAGTGCATTTTCGGGAGTATACCCAAGTTCTGCTTCCATATCTTTACCAGTTAAATCAACTGGCGCCAATTGTTCAAGATAGCTAAGTTTTAAACCTGACCATCCTTTTACAGCGTTTTCAACATAAAGTTGTAAAAATAAATCTTCGTTGAAGTCTTCTGAAGCCTGACGATTCTTGAAACTTGTTTTGGTAGATTTCTTACGAATCGACAAAAGCGTTTCGCGAGATAAAAATGCCAAATCAACAACAAAACCAGGCATGCCAGGATATTCTACCTGTACTGATTTACTGGGAACTAACAGTGTTTTTAAAGAGAGAGTAGTCATTTTATAATAATAAGTTTAAAAAGAGAGACTGGAGATCAACCCAGTCTCTATAAAAATGCAGTGGCCGATTAAGCTGCTGCGTAATATTTAACTGTAAGCTCGTTAGTAGCTGCCACGTCGTACACACTAGAAGTTGTACCTTGTGGGTTAATTGTAATAGCTGTAGAAATAACTTGCTCAGTAGTTACTGTTGGAATTGTCAACATAGATGTTGGCATGGCCAAAACTATTTTAGTCGGGTTATTACCGCCTAAGCTAACTTCAACGTTAAAAGTGTTATCACTGGAATTGCTACCAGCTAATAAGTCTTTTAATAGTAACGCAGTGTCTGGATTAGTAGCGCTTGTTCCGCCACTTTTTAAGTATGCGGTAACATTACAGCTAATAGCGCGAGTACCTGTGAAATAAGTGATAGGAGTATTAACCACACCTAAGTTAGCAGGTGTCAAATATGTTAAGTTGTTGTTGATGGTTAAGTTACCACCAGTTAAAGCAACTTGATAGATTTGTGAGCTAGCAGCACCGCCGACGTTAACAGCTGTTACGCTCATTGTAGACAACTTGTTAGCAATATACTGAGCAGCAGTATTTTTCAACTTAGCAGTACCAGTAATAGAACCAGTCATTGCTGTTGTTTTAAGAGTGTTGTTATCTACCAAAGTAATTTTAGTAGATAATTGTGCAATTTCCGTACCTTTACCAGACCATACAACTGAAGCAATAGCATCTAAACCAAAGTCAATAGAAGCAGAATCAACGGCACAGTTGTGAATAACATAAGTAACATTTTCTAGTACAATGATCAACCCAAACGGTTGCAATTGGTGAGCATTAGAAGCACCAAAGCCTACTGTACTAAAAGGTTGTGTAGATGGTGAAGCACCTGCTGTTTGTGTCCAGCCACTACCAGTAACGCTAGACATTGCTCCCCAGAGAATTGATTCTTCTGCGTCAATTACGTCGTTTGCGTCAGGGCCTGCTGTAATTGTAGCACCTTCATTGTAAAAAGGGCGCATATACGCAGTAAAGCTCCAATCCACTGGCTCTAACGAAGTATTAAAACTACGCTGACCACGGATAGGTGCTGGACCTGCTTCATTTAAGGTAACTGTTTCAGTACCTGTGTTTTGTGTAAATGAGAAACCATCTTGAACCTGAATCTCAAATGTATTTGTATTGTCAAATGCAACAGCCGGGGTTGCTGACAAATCTATTTTACCATTAACTAAATTAGTGGTAACGAAAACTCGACTACTGCGGATTAAATTTAATGCCATACTCTTTCCTTTATGATTTTTGGAAATATTTTAAGCACTGTGACTAGATATTTATCTGTTGTCGTACTTGTTATAGTTCCGAGTTATACTAATGCGTAGCGCACTTGTAGATTGATTTCACCGACACCATAAGGAGCTAATAGCCCTTCGTCAGTAGTTATTGACTGAATTAATATTTCAGTAGTTGAAAGGTTATTAGTAGTATCATATACTAATACACGATTATTGTTGATTACATGCTCTAAGTCGTTTATAAGATCTTCTAGCTCTTCTTGTGGATAAGACTCATCTTTTACATAAACCTTAATACTGATATTTAAAAAAGCCCAAGTAAAATCCGCTGGATGATACTGTCGAATTTCTGAGCCTGCTACAAGATACACAGAAGGAAAATCTTGTACTTCATCCCAGAACTTTAGTTTAGGGTAGCTATTACCAAATAGATCTGAACTATAAGGAGCATTTCCATCAATTATTTTAAGTTTTTCAGCTAGCGCTGTTACAATACTTGTTCTTTTTGTCATAGTGGTACTGCCCTTAATTTATTAGATACTATCTGCTGTGCAATTTCTCTTATTGACGTAGAAATTAACAGTTTAGGATCTCTACTTTTTGGAAGGGACTGTTTTCCTCCATCACTAAAAGTTGCGTACGGATTTTTCATATAAGTATAGAAAGCAGTAATCATACCTTGTCTACTTTTGGACATACTTTCGACTCTTGCACTTCCTGCCAATCTACCCGTTCTATAGTTTAGAACATTTCGACTTGTTCCGTTGCCCATATTAGCACTAATTACATCCTGTAACTGACTATTAATAATTTGCTGTAGGCCAACTAAATCTACGGTTGGGGCCATAGGCTGGTCTACCATAGACACAGTGCTGCCACCCACACTACTTTTAGGCAAAGAAAATTTTTGTGGCGTAGGAGCTTTTTTAACTTTAGTTTTAGCTGTACCTTTAGCTGTACCAGTAGAATTGTTTCTTGAAGTAGACCTTCCAGGAGCCTTAGGCATTTTTCCACCAGATATAGAATGCATTAAAAGCATTCCTATAGATTCTTTTAGTGAAGGAGAAAACTGCATATTTACAGCCATCTCCATACCTTTTTTACTAAAAAATCTTTCGTTAAAGGTTTCTCCTATTTGTCTATAGGTTTTGCTAAACGAAGCATTTAGTTGCTGGTTTAGAAATGATGTTTCTTGATGCGATAAGACGTCACTGTTAAAACTACTACGCATGGTTTTTGCCATAGAAAACATTGCAGAAAACAATGTTTTTACATCGGCACTAACTTCTTTTTTAAATTCTATAGAAAGATCTAGGTGTTTTGTATTTGCAACAAAAGTTGTTGGACTTAATGCCTGCAGATTTTTAAAATTACTCTGAGCTGTAGCAAATAAATAAGCTGCTTGTCTCATAGGAAGATTAATACCTATAGGCATTAGTTGTGATCCTGATTCTTCTTGAGTTGTTGCCCCTGTATGTCCAGCAGCTGCAAAAGCTCCAACAGAAAATTTTTCATTAACTGTTAGTATACCATATTCGGTAATAGATCTAATAGCTTCTATTATTATAGGCCTGGCTAACTCATTAGGTATGTCTCGACCGCCTTGAGTGCTAGACTTAAATTTTGGTGTTACAAACAAGAAATCTTTGTTTGGGTCATAATTAGTAAGAAATGACTCTGGATTTTCAAACTGTGCAGGTGTATTTTGTGTCAACCACTGAAATTGCTCTCTGCCTGCTTCTTGTAATATTTTTCTATATCGGTTTTGTACTGCTATATATTGTGGTGACTTTTCTCCGCCACTATATATACCGCCTGCCATTATAGTATCGGCAACGGTAACAAACTCTAGTGTTCTTGTTGCTGTGGCTACTAAGTCTTCAAAAGTTATTTTCTTTGAATACTTTTGTTTTAGCCCAGACATTATTTTAGCACCAACTTCCTTATCAGGAAATTTAAGCATAGTTTTATTTAGTGCGTTGTGATACTCGATATCACCTGGATAATAGTCTATACCACCTATTTTAATAGAGGTAACAAACTCTCCGAGAGAAGCTCTCTTACTCTCATACTGTGACGCGACCTTATCATAACGTTTTTTAGACTTTTCATCATCGTTATAGTCGGAAGGCTTTTCAGGTACTGCAAGTCTTTGGAACTTTAAACTTTGTCTTAACAACCCTCTTTTAACATAACTTGCTATGTTAAAAGGAGTTACTAAATACACTAAAGGTAGTGTAATCTCTATCTGATCCCGTATTCCTTTTTGAGCAGCATCAAGAAATTTTTGTCTAGCTGCTTCTGCCTCTGCTTCTGTAGCTCCTGCTAAAATGTCTCCATGTTTGATTCCTGTTAGGAAATCAAACATCTGATGTGCGCCTATAGGTGTCATGTAAAGTCCGCTACGTATTGATCTAAAACACGCTTAATTGTTGCGGGTAAATTAGTAGATGCAACATAATTGATTTGTGTAGTGTTTGGGTTTAGATCGCGGCTGCTATGTACGGCGCCATTGTTGCGTGAGTAATACTCAATTAAATCCAAAACTGCTAACTTTAAATCACCAGGAATAGGATCGTAGCCACCAAAGTAACTTACACGATATCCATTAATTGCTTCTTCGAATACTGCTGTCTTAATACTAATTAGCGAATCGCCTTTGA